TCAACAAAACATTCTGCTGCACTCCTGAAGAAAATTGGTTTCTAATCCTTTCAGGCAGGATCATGTGTCTTAACTCTTTAGGTCTTAATTTTTCTGTTAATAATTCTTGAACCATATCTTATATTATAGGATAAAAAAGCTGTTTAATTTCATTTAAAAAGAATATTCATATCATCTGCTTCCGACTTATCGTGCCTTAATTCGATAAATCTAGGCAAGAATAAACTTCTATTACCAAATTTATCCGTGATGGTAACATTATAGTTTACTGCTATTATTCTGCCCTTTAATGAATCAGGATCAGTGCTAAGCTCTGCAAGATCGTGATCCGTAAATCCCGATCCTACTTTAACATGCAATGTTTCTGAATAATCGGTACAAATAAATCCACCTATGAATCCCTCTCTTTTGCCTTCCCCAGGATACCAGCCGGTTATTTTAAGGTCACATTCGTTGACCTCCTTTATCTTTACCCAATTTTTGCTTCTGCGGCACTCATAAAGGTGATCATTTTTAACTATTACTCCCTCGCCGCCTTCATCTACTATTCTTTTGTACATCGCCAATATCTCTTCTTTGGTTGTAACCTTATACATTGTTCCAAGTCTAAGAGACGAATTTTCGTCGCATTCAGATAAAACCCCTTCCAGTGTGTCTCTTCTAATTGAGTACGTTATGGTTCCCTTCCCCTTTACTAAGGTATCGGCTTCTTCTAGATCGAAGATATTAAAAAGAAAGCTACTGTCGATGTCTGACTTTGCAGTACCTTTCAATATCTGATTAACCTTACCAGAAACCGATTTTCTGTCTAAGTCTGTGAGTTCGCCATCAAAAAACCATTCGCCAAGTAAACCCGAATTAGCGAAAACATTTTTAATCTCGGAAGATATCTTGGAAAGACATTTTGAATCAAGCTCGTTGAATGCTCTTGTGAAAAAGGTAACGTCGTTACCGCTATTTTTAACTAGAGCAATAACTCTAACTCCGTCGTACTTCTCTTCACAGTATATGTCAGACCAGTCACTGATTTCGGACTCATTATCAGTTGCCAACATCAGTGAAGGATCTGGGATTAGTTCCTTTCCCATTGCTTTATTGATTGTCTTAGCACCTATACCAATATTCATTCTTTTGGTTAGGACTTTCATAAGCATTTGTCTGATCTGTCTATCCGTATCAGGATCCTCATCCATTTTCATATTAATGAAAGACTCCGCTCTTTCTCTTAAAGAGTCGTTAGCTGCAGGTGCTGATTTTAAGGTTTCAACAAGTTCTACAAGGTCAGACCAATCTAGATTTTTTTCTTCTGAGATTTCGGAAAATTCCAACTTGTTCAATTTAGTTGTAACAAATGGATTGTAGCAAACATCCAGAAAGTACTCCAGCTTTTCACTGCAATTAGCAGAAATAAGAATCTGCTTACCTTTAACTGATCCTTCTCCCGTTAGAGATTCTAGGTCGAGAAATAATTGTAATTCGCGTTTCATATTTTTATCATGTAAAAATAATCAATTAACGCGTTTTGAAAAAAGGATAGAATACTAAATCTATTCTGGTGATTCTCCAGCTTTTTCAGCTTTTGCTTTCTTCTTAGCTTCTTCCTCAGCTACTATCTTTTCGGCCTTGAGGTAATCATTATTCTGCTTATACTCGTCCGGGGATAAACCAAGGTATCTTCTAACCAAGAAATCCTTACTGAAGTAAGATTGCTCTTCCTCCCCAACCTTCTGCTTCAATTCAGACATACCATTAATAAAGGTAATCCTTTTGGTGAGGTTAGCTAATTTAACAAAATCCTGGAATTGATTTTCCTTATTGAAAGTTATACCCAAATTAGATTTAAACTGCCTATCCTTCGCCAATTCAGGGTAATCCAATATCATCTGAATGTACAAGGGCTTCATCATTATTTCTTGAAACGTAGCTCTATTTCTAGATAGGAATTTTTCATATCTAATCTCGTCTCTTTCTAACTGATCTATACCCACGCTATAATTAGATGCTGGTGCACCTCTAAATGCAAATCTTGCATAAGGTATTTTAGAATCCATCTTAAGTCTATTATAGAAGTAGGTAACGCTTTCCATTACATTAAAATCAGGACCACTTGGATTCAAAGAATCAATCTGTGGGGTTTGTCCATTCTTATCAGGGAAAAGATAATTCTTATAGAACTGAATCTTAGGTCTTCCATTGATTGTCATTTCCCCTGAGTTATCATCTATCTCGATTTCCTCTTTATAATTGGACATTAATTGACCAAGCGTATTTAAAGCCTTTTGCGGGGATTGGTTACCAACCGGGATAATGAACTTCAAACGGTATGATGCATTCATTACGTTCCAGATAATTCTGGTATTCTCCATTATACGCAAAATATTATATGAGCGTATTAATTTTTCAACATAGGAAACCCTGGAGATTGTATTACCTTTAGCATAGGATATGTAGATAACCTGCTCGTTGGTAAGTACTCTTCTCATATTGTTATCATTAGGATACTGAACCCAGTGTTGCTGGAATGACCCATCAGCATTCTTTTGGGTTTGTGGCTCTAATGAGGTCGGATCTAGCTCTTTAAATCCAACTATATTTTTAGCTTTATCGTCATAAACAATCTCAAAAGCAAGGAATCCTTCAACCATAAATTGTCTAAAATATTGCCATGCTGTGATACCATTCTGAAACCCTAGAAGCATGTATATTTTTTTGAAATTGTCGCTAATCGAATTAAGCACCTTTTCCTTCATGGCTACACCTTGTAACGTTGGATATGCAATGAAATTTCTATCATCAGAAACTATAGCTTCATCGCATATAGTATCGAGTATAAATTCTATCTCTCCGTTAAGTGAGAATTTTCTAAGAAAATCTACCTTACTTCCATAATCCTTATCGAAATAAGCAATATACTTTCTTGTCTTGATATCCTGATATCCAACCGTCCATCTGAATGCTTCATTGTCGGTAAATCCGGTATCTTCCTGATTATAGAATTGTGATTCTACTCTTCCGATAGCTTGAGAGTTGTTAATGACCATGTCATCATATGCCATCCCGAGTTTTGCAACCCGTGTCAATGTTTGGTATATTCTATTGAATACGCCACCTCTTCCTGTGTTTTGATCTACAAATCCTGCCATTATTCTGGTGCTGTTTCAGTTGGTGTTGCTGGTTCTGCAGCTGGAGCGGCTGCTGCTTGTGCAGCTGTTGTTTCTGCTCCCTCTTTTTCTAACTTAGCTTTTTCCTTAGCTATTTTTTCCTTGGTACTTCTATTTTCTTTTAGATCATCCTCAGATAGACCAAGCATATTCTTCACTAGGAAATCAAGAGAGAAGTAGGGTCTTTCAAAATCATCTAATAGACTAGCCATTGCAACAACCCCATCTTTTTTCTTAGTTATTACTTCTATCTCCTGGTTCAGTCTAAATGGATTCTCCGTTACGTAGCTTATACCGAGCTGACTTTTAAAAGCAAAGTCTTTCTTTAAAGCCGGGTATTTTTCGCACAGTTGAATCCAGAGGGGCTTAACCATCATATCCTGGAAATTAGATCTTAATCGATTAATGAACTTACCAAATCTGATCTCGTCCTTATCTAGTCCTTCCGCTCCGTTTACATAGGCTCCTTGCGGTGTAAAATCTGGACCGCTAAATCTCGAAACTGGAACTTTGGATTCTTCTATGAATTTTTCCCAGAAATATTGTAATGGTGTTGTGTCACTTAGATTAGGTCCCGAAATGTTTACTGGTTCAATGGTTGGTGTCCCGTTTGTACCAGAAGGCATCATATAGTTCTTGTAAAACTGTATTTTAGGTCTTCCATCAACAAATAGCTCGCCTGAGTCATTATCAAATCTGATATCCTCCTTATAGATAGACATTAGTTCTCCTAATGTCTGCATTGCTTTTTGCGGAGATTTAGAACCAATTGGTACGGTCATCTTTAATCTGAAAGATGCATTCATAACAGACCAGATAATTCTGGTATATTCCATTATTCTTAATACGTTATAGGGTCTAATTAATCTCTCAACGTAGCTTATTCTAGAAACCGAGTTTCCTTTAGCATAAGAAATATAGATGATCTGCGAATCGTAAAGTACCCTTCTTTTCTTATCATCATCCGGATACTGAACCCAAATGTTTAAAAAGGTCCCATCCAATTGCTTTTCTACGCTAGGCTGCAGTGTTGTCGGATCTAATTCCTTAAAACCTATTATTTCCTTTCCCTTATCGTCATAGATCATCTCAAATGATAGAAATCCTTCAACCAGAAACTGCCTAAATAATTGCCAAGCACTTATATCGTCATTGAAACCCCATACATCATACAGCTTATTGTATGTGGTATTGATGTCATCCAACAATTGCTTTTTAGAATCAGTAAAATTAAGGAAAGATGGATATGCAAAGAAGTGTTTAGAATCGTAGGTAATTGCTTCATCAGCAACAAGATCCAATAGATAATCTATCTCTGAATTTAAAGCAAATTTTCTGAGAAATTCTCTTTTACCCCTATAATCCTTATCAAAATACGAGATGTATTGTTTTGTCTGGGTATCTTGTTTTGCCAGAGCGTAAAGAGTTGTCTCGTCTTCGATTGGATTCTTTTTCAAGAATATCGCTTCTGTTGCTCCGATCGCCTGGGAATTTTTAATCACCAGATCGTTATACCTCATACCAAAAGAGGATAAGCTTTTTACGCTATCCCTAATCCTTTGTATGATCGGTGCTTGTTTTGAATCATCAACGAAACCTGCCATTATAGTTTTAACTTAAATTGTAGACGTAAATGATTTATTTCTTTCGTCCATAGTTACTATATATCAAATTTAAAGTGGACCCTTCAATCCTGGAGAGGTTTAAATATGGTATCTTAATCCAATCATCAGGGCTAATAAATTTAAATCCTGGTATGTATTGGACTTTAAAACCATAATAGGCCGATTCAAATCCGCTTCCGTCGAATATTCTTTTTGCAGAATTATAAGAGAGTTTAGATGAAGTTGATTCGATAGATTCAGTATTTGCTTTGTCGTCCTTCATATCATATCCCAAGACTTTAGAATATGTGCTAAGTATATTTGCTCTCTCCGAAAAGGGTACAAGATTTAGATCTATACCAAAGATTGTATTGCGTGGGGAATTTGATGGTATTGGTAAAAGTAT